AACGACTAAGGCAATAGCTTCGTCTATCAAGTATGGTGACGAGCTTGATAAGACATCCAAAAAACTAAATATCACAAGTGAAGAACTACAACTTTATAGAAGGACTTTAGCTTTTGCAGGCGTAGAGTCAAGTACTTTTGAAGGCGCATTGCAGTTCATGGAAAAAAGTATCGGTGATGTTGGCATAGGGACTGGTCGTGCCAAGGTTGCTTTTGAAGAACTTGGTCTAAGCATGTCTGATTTATCAGGTTTGGATACAATACAGAAATTTGAATTAATAAACTCAAAACTAAATCTTATCACGGATTCAACTAAACGAGCATCATTAAGTACTAAGATTTATTCTGGTTTTTCTCAAGAGCTAAATAAAATATTGGGTGAGAATGCAGCTAGTTTTGAAAGGTCACTTGTGGCTGTGAAAGAGAATTCAAATTTCTTAAGTAATGAAGCAACGGCATCTTTAGCACGAGCAGGAGATAATGTAACTGCCTTTACTAATAAAATTAACGATTTAAAAAATGCCTTTCTTAATTTTTCAGCACCAGCGATAGAGAAAATCACGGACTTATTGTCAGGGGGTGGTGGAAAATCACTATTATCTGGTGGAGTAGTTAACGATCCATTTTCGACTGCCATATTATCAGCAGAAGAATTGAGTGATGCAATTGAGACTTCAACTGATAATGCAAGAGAGTTACATGCACGTTTGCTGGATATACGTAAAGCACTTGCTAATCCTCTTATGTCACTTGGAGATAGAAAAGAATTTGAACAAATAACAGATAAGCTTCAAAGAGAGTTTGACATAGAGATTGGTGCTGTTGATATCCTTAAGAATGCACAAGCAGGCAGGAAGGGAAAAGACGATCCAAATCTAGGTACTGCTGGTACACTTATACCTGAAGGATTATTTAAATCTTTTGATGACCTGTCAGAAGCAAACACGAGTTCACTTAAAGAGGTGATGGAACTACGAGATGGCTATGAAGGAATTGCAACTACTGGTGTCGATGCATTAGCTTTGTTACAGAGAGGGGCGTCAGATAATGAAATAGCACTACAAGGGAACAATGATAGAATAATGAAGCTACAAGTTAATGAAGAACGCCTCACAAAGATACGAAAAGTATTGAACACTCAAACTGCTGAAGGTGCGGCTGCTGCAACTGAGTTATCTAAAAGTAGAGATGAGGCGGATAAACAGTTTTTGAAAAACCAACAAGAGTTAATAAAAGAAATAGAAAAAGGTATTGATCTTGAGAACGTTAAAGCTGAGGGTATTGCAAGAACAACTAAGTTAATTGAAGAAAATACTCAAAAAGTAAAGGAGAGTTCGGTACAATTTCAAGCTATGGGTGAAGCCGGTAAGATTTTATTTAGAGATTTGAATGATGGTATTGGTGAATTCATAGATGGGAATGTTACTCTGGCAGAAGCCTTCGCAAATATGACTACAAATATTTTAAAAGATATAGTTAAGATGATAGCAAAGTTTTTGGTGCTGATAGGACTGGCGTTAATCTTCGCTTTACTGACCCGTAGTTCTTTCTCGGCAGGTCTAAGTTTTGCTGGGAGCTTGGGTGGTGTATCTGGTTTTGATACTAAAGCAAGTGGTGGGCCAGTTTCAAAAGGGGACAGCTTTTTAGTAGGTGAAAAAGGACCAGAACTCTTTATACCAAATAACAGTGGAAACATTACCCCTAACTCACAATTAGGGGGTGGTGATGTTGTCGTGAACAATAGCTTTGAACTTATTAATCAATCTGACACTCCCTTACAGGGTCGTGTGGTTTCTGAACAAAAAGCAGAGGGGGAAGGAGAGATGGTAAGGATATTTATAACTGACCTGCGTAATAATGGCCCTATGTCCAGAGCCACAGCAACACGCTTTGGTCTATCATCACAACCGAGATAATTATAATGCCAACTTTTCCATTTATACAATCTCCAGTGCTTGTGGATTATAAAGAATATACACAACCTGCCATAATCAGAACCGAGACTGAGGGAATAATAAAACAAAGTGTAAGATATGCAGCTAACTATATTAATTATAATGTATCATATATGTTGACGAGTAGCGAATTAGCTCAGTGGCGGGATTTTTTTACAAACACTATAGAAAGAGGTGCTGTTTCTTTTGATTGGGTGGAACCTTCTACAGGAGCTACAGTGGATGCCAGAATAGTGGAGGGTGCCTGGGACTTAACTATTCTGGCTAAAGATGTAAACACGATAACATTTTCATTAGAGGTCTTTACTAATGCCTAGGGAACTAACCTCCTCGTTTAAACAGAGTACCTCCAGGGTAGATAATTTTGATTTCCCTGTATTTATTGTGGAGATAAATCATTCCTCCTTTATTACACCTGTAAGGCTTTGTGATAACAATGAAAATATAACTTCAAATGGTAATGTATATTTTGCTATCGGTATGAATGTCCAAGTTCCCAGTGACTCTGATTCTTCCTCTGACTTAGGAGCAACCATAACCATTGATAATGTTGGCCGCGAATTAGTAGCATCACTTGAATCTACAGGTGGTTTGATAGGTGCAAAAATAACCCTTGGACAAATACTGTTAAGTGACCCTGATTCAATTATGTTATCAGCAACGTTTAACCTTGTTAATATAACTATGTCACTTACCAGTGTTACAGGAACACTTACACGTCCAGATATTTCAAATACAAAGTCAGTTCAAATACTATATACCTCCCAGACAAGTCCCGGATTATTTTAATATGGATAAGCATTGGATCTATCGTTATTTAGGAAAACCATTTATTGAAGGAAAATACGATTGCCTGGACTTGGTTATTGAGATTTTGAAGAATGAGTATAATAAAGAAACTATACTTTTCAGTAACTATGAGGATACAACTTTAGAAAAACATAAGCTGTCAGCATTTTTAGTAAAAAAATATTTTAGAGAAGTGTCAACACCCTTTGACGGTTGCGTTGCAGTTATGACTTGGAGTGGTTATAGAACAGGTCATATAGGTATATATTATATATATAGAGGAACAGGCCAAATAATACATTTAGGCTCTGTTGGTGCTGTTACATGTAAAGCAAATAAAATACAAACACAACAGATAGAATTGGTGAGATATGTCGACTTCAAAAGCATTATATGATGCATTAAATATAGGACTTGTATATTCTCCATTCCCTCTGTCTGATAAAGGCAGACTGATTTTTTACGAGTATATTAAAACTGGCGAGATGATTCAAGAATATCTGGACAGGATAGGACTTGAAGTGCCTGCATATATGAGAAATGGTCTTCGATGCAATGGGATAAAAGTGCCTTATGATATGTGGACTAAGTTCTCAGTTAAGCATGCATCTTTCATTACTATCTCTGCAAATACAGAATTTTTGCATAAAAAAGTGTTTAGTTTTGTAGGCGGAATAGTTAATACTGTAATTGGTGCAGTTAATACTGCAGTCAACTATATAGGCCAAATTATTAATCCGTCCTTTCCTGATCCAATAACCCAAAGACAAGGAACACAGATACAGGTATCTCCTACTTATTCGATAAGTGGTGGCTCTAACAGGAGCCGTCCTTATGAACCAATGCCTTTAGTTTTTGGGAAGCATTTAATGTTTCCTGATTTAGCTATCACAAGCTATACGAGAATTGAGGGTGCAAATCAAATATTATATCAAATTTTTAATTTTGGTATTAATGAGCTTACAGTAACAGAATTAAAAATTGGTCAAACAGCCCTTGAGAATTTCAACGAGGCTATAACAGAACTTGCTCCTTTCTCAACTGGTAAAATCAACCTGTTTCCTGCTGCCACATTAGTCACTGATGGTTCAATATTAGAACCACAGGCCAGTGAGTTTGTTATAAGAACATCTGCAGTAAATGCAACAGCCTTAATTGTTGATTTAGAGTTACAGATAACACGTAACGATCCAGAAACTGGTGATTTTATATTGGGGCAAATGACTTTAATAGTTCAGATGAGAGCATCAGGAACTTCTACTTGGGAAAATTTCGCAATTACTGCGCAATATGGCATAATATTAGCTACTGGAGGGGCTGTTACCTTTACTAACAGTGGGCCTAAGATTGCCCGTAGATGGTTATATAGAACTGTTACACAGGGACAATATGAAGTTAGACTTAGAAGGGTTCCACAAGCATTAGATACAGATAGTTTTGCTAATGTAAAAGCAACATGGCTTCAGTTGTTATCCATGCAGCCAGATGAAGCAGACTATTCAAATAGAATGAGGCTGGGCTTACGTATACGCGCGACAGCACAAATCAGTGGCAGAGTAGAGACATTATCAGCTATGGTGGCCAATCTTATACCTGTGTGGAATGGCAGTATGGAAGTTATACAACAATCATCTAATCCAGGGCATTTATATATTTGGTTCCTGCGAGGTGCTTTTGCTCTCGATGGCTCAAAAAGATATGGTGCTGGTTTAAGTGACGATGAGATTGACCTTGATGGAATACGTGAATGGGCAGTCTGGTGTGATGATAATGATTTAACTTTTAATGCAATCATAGACACTCCCCAGACAATTTATGAAACACTGCAACAGATATCCGCAGCCGGCAGAGCTTCACCACAAATAGCTTTAACAAAAATGTCTGTGGTATTTGATGAAGAAGCAAGACTACCAATTCAAGCGTTTGGCATGGCTTCCATTATTAAGGATTCTTTTAAAGTAACTTATGTTTCTGATAACATAGCCACGGAAGTAGTAGTCAGTTATATTGATGAAGACCGTGAATATGAAAAAAATGAGGTAAGGCAGAAAGTAGTTAATCTACAAAATGAGATCTTACCTGCAAACCCAATTAATGTTGAATTATTTGGTGTGACAAACCTGTCACAAGCAGGTAGACAAGCTAACTTAATTGCAGCTTCCTATGTGTTTCGTCGTCGTATGATAGAGTTTGCTGTAGATTTAGAAAACTTAATTGCAACTCGTGGTGATGTCATTTTGATTGGACATGATTTAACTGCCTGGTCACAGAGTGGAAGGCTTACAGCAGGTAATGAAGCTATAATTACGTTAGATAAAGCAGTTACAGTGAATTCTGGCAGCTTTATCACAATTCGTGACCCAGATATTAATTTAACTACTCATACAGTAACGTCACCCTTTGAAAACCCAACCAGGATTATTAATATTTCACCTGCATTAAGTATGGCGCCTGACGATAATACGACGAATGAACCTAAAGATTACGTGTGGTTTTTTGAAGATGATTCTCAACCAGGACTACATGCTAAAATTTTAGATATTAAAACACAGGATAAATTATTTGCAACACTGACTTGTGTTGAAGAAACCCCAGACTATTATCTGGCTGAAAGTGATGACTATGTGTTTGTCGACCCATTTGAATTTAACGGTGAACTGGCTAGTGTAAGAAAAATATTATTCAGCGAGACATTGCTGTCACTTAATGGTGCAACACAAGTAAATATATCCTGGTCAGCGACACAAACTGAATCTGTAGATGTTACGGTTGCTTTAAATGGGGGTGACTTGGAAACATTCGCAGGTATTAAAACTAATTCACTCGATATCACCACGACTGGCGGCGATGTTGTTGATGTTATTATACAAGCTAATGCAATAGTAGAACTCAGGGCTTCACATCTGACAGCACAGGCTTCTTATCAAGTATCAGGACTAACCAAATTACCAGATGATGTTGAATCTTTTACTGTTACACGCAATGGTGACAACTTATCATTTCAATGGACTACTGTTAATGATATAGATTTAAAATATTATGAGATACGCAAAGGAGGTTCATGGAAAGCGTCATATTTAGTTGCACAAATAAATGCTAATGTATTACTGGATATTGATTATACGGCAGGAACATTTTTAATAAAAGCTGTTGATTTAGGATTGCGTGAAAGTGAAACAGCAGCCACTACATCTATTGGTATATCAAATGAAGTCAATATAATCTTTACACAACTGGAAGAAGATTTAGTTCCACCTTGGGCAGGAATGCTTAATGATTTAGTTATAGACCAATTAAATCAATTAACTTTAGCAAGCAGCCCAAATGTGGTTTGGGGGGATATAATAACCTCTTGGGAAAACATTACTGATACGTGGGACGACGTGAATGTATTTGTAAATTCAGGAACCTATATTACGAACTCAATTGATATAGGTGCTGTTAATGTATTTGCCAGAGTCGATGTAGTATTAACAACTTCTCTTGTCATACCTGGATATACCTGGCTGGTTTTACATCACCCTTGGATTGAATATGGTGATGTCACGTGGGCTGGTGAAGGCAACCCAGCAGATTTTACACTGTTTATTTCATCAAGCAACGATGATGTTGTTTTCACTGATTTTGAAATCCTCATACCAGGTGGTTATAATGCAAGGTATTATAAGTTCAAGCTCCTTATCTTTAAGGAGGAAAATAGTGAAGATATCCCAACAGTTCAAAGCATGAAGATTACATTAGATGTACAAGATATAATCGTGTTGTTTAATGCAGAAATTATACCAGCTGAGGGTAGAACCTTTACGTTTGAGGAAATGAATATTATCCCTAATACACAGGCGACATTAATCGGGGGTGACCCAGATGACGTATTTACTATCACAGAAGAAACTGAAAGTTCATTAAAAATACAGGTGTTTGGCGTTAATCAAATGGGAAAATCGGCTATAGTGAATTTAAATATTCATGGTTATTAAGACTAAAATATGCTATAATGCTGATATACATATATTAATTGAGGCAATAAAATGACCCAAAATTATTTGATTAATGAAATTGATAAAGCAACTACATCTCCGTCTACGGATATTGATAAATTGACTGCGGCTCATGATGCCCATCGTTCTAATTTTTCTGGTACAAGTGACCCTGTAACGGCCGTTCCTTACCAAGTTTATGCCAACACGACAAGTGGTGTATATAAGCAAAGGAATTCTGGAGATACCGCTTGGAATATTATTTCTTCTGCAACGGATACACCAGTCATAGCCAAAACTGGTAACTATACTGCTGTCTTATCGGATTATGCTGGTTTGATATTAGTTGATGCATCAAGTGGACCAGTCACTATCACATTGCCTTCATCTGCATCTACAGGTAATGGATGGTATGTCGTCGTTAAAAGAATCGATCCAGGTATTAATATAGTTAATATTGCATCGGCTGATACAATTGATGGAGTGACATCAATCTCTATAAAAAATGAAAATGTGGCTATTGGTGTTAGAACAAACGGTACTAGATATTCAATTTATAATAGTACAACAACAACAAGTGTGGGCAACCTGGTTTTATTAGATAGATACACGTCTTTACTTGCTTCAGAGGTACTTATAAATAATCACATTACAAGCTTATATGATAGCTATGTACTCAGGTATAATCTGACATTTTCTACAGCAGGTGATGGTTTGCAGATAGTCGTTAGTGATACCAATGGGTCATCTTATATTACAACTTCGGATTATAGTTATGCTTTGCGTCTTGTCAGCAGTGCTGATACTGAAAGTAGGTCGGTTGGTTCAAATGTAACTCAATGGAATATCTTAACCAATGTAAGTGGTTCACTTAATGATGTATCTGCTGGAGAGGCTCGTTTCTATCATATGTTGCAGACAGATTATACATTAATTAAATCGGAAACTAATCATACAGATAATACAGGTGCTTTTGTGAATGAAATGGGTGGGGGTCGTCTAGAGCATTTAGATCTAATTAATGCTCTTAAGCTGGAAATAGCCACGACTACCAGTGGGACATTTTCTGGGGATGTAGAATTTTTTGGTGTTGTTAAATGAGTCAAGTTTGGGAAATAGGGGATATTAACCCTACAACTACGTCACCATTAACTGACATATCTCGTTTAACGCGTAGTATGGATGCTTTACACAGCCTGTTCAGTGGTCCAAGTAGTCCACAAGTAACCGTACCATACATGTTCTGGGCTGATACTGCTGAAGGTATCCTTAAGAGAAGAAATGCTGAAAATAGTTCTTGGGTTTTTGCTTTATCTTTAACTGAGTCCTACATAAAAAATATCAATGCTTCTTATAATACATTGGTAACTGATAATGGCAGCATGCTTCTCGTTGATGCTGTATCAACACCTATCGTTATTAATCTAGTTTCTGCCAGTTCTGCCAGAGCAGGTTCAGTTATATCCATAAAGAAGATTGATAACACAACAAACATAGTTAATTTGAGCCCAAATGCATCAGAGACAATTGATGGAGATCTAAATTACATAATACAAATTACCCATGAAACAATCATTTTAAGGTCAGATGGGTCTAATTGGAGAGTTGTTAACTTATATAGACCTAAAGTAGTATTAACTAAAACAGCAAATTATTTAGTGACTAGAGCAGACGATACGGCAATACTAAACATCAACCTTGCGGTCAGTAATGTTGCTTTACCCATTATTACTACAGTGTACAATGGATTCACTGTGACTATTAAAAAGCTTATTGCTGGTACCACGACAATAGTACCTACTGGAACTTTTATTGATGGTATAACATCTAAAGTACTAACAGCACTAAATCAAGTAGTAACCGTCATCTCAAATGGCACAGCGTGGTTTATAATAAATGAAGCAAATGCGCCAATAACCTTTCCATCTCAGAGCTTTGCAAGTATTCCTCAAGCGAAAGCACAAGCACCAGTATTTGCAGCAATGACGCCAAATATTATGTATTATTCACCTGTTGCAGTTCAAGTGTCTGCGAGGTTTAATACGGTTTCTGGTGTATTAATATATGGTCAAGGATGTACCATTTCAAAGCTATCCCTTACTAAAATCAGATTAAACTTTACTAATCCCTATGTAACCTCAACCTCTTATGCAGTAACTATGGCTGGAATCTCAGATGCTTTTGGGTTAGCTACAATAGTACTGACCGTTCCTACTATATCATCTATTGATTGCCAAAATATTGAGAGTCAATCAAATTCAGTACTAATAAGTGGACAGTTAATATGAACATATATCAAAGGTACATAATTCAATGGGAAAAAGCGCCTGATGATGGCGCTACTAAAGTAACAGTAGCTACTTTAGACCCAAAAATTAATATATCTCAATTTGCAGCACAAATGCTTAAAAACAATCAATACGTTATGGTCGAGCATAAATTAATAGAAGATGAAGCTATTAGATTTGATTTCACTAATATGGCTGAATGGGATACGGTCCAAGATGCTCTTGATGCAATAATTACGGAAGACATAGATGCCAAAGAATAGTTATATCGAAAATTACTCAGAACAAGTTAACCTGGTTCAAGCCGCACATGCTGCTGATATCAGCAGGGCTAAATTGGCACTTGATAAAGGTGCGTTGGTTAACTTAAAAGATTTATCTGCATTAAGGTTAACGCCACTACTTTGCTGTATACTTAGACATGAACCTATTGATACAAAAGATGATAAAGAAATACAAAGACGTCTTGATAAAATTTTTAGTTTCGCAGATTTCTTAATTGAAAAAGGTGCAAGGATAACGGCTACATGCTTTGAAGGGTATACTTATAAACAACATTCTAATAACTTAAAACGTAAATATAACAGACTTAATGCTAAAAACAGTACTTGACCTGCTATAATTAATAATATCCTCTATTTGGAGAACCACACATGGCTTTTTTAGCCCCCCTTATACTTTCAGAAGGTAAAGGTACAACTATTTCAACTACTCCAGCTGGTAGTGGTGCTGCGTGGGAAACTTTAACAGACACTTGGGAAAATAATACTGATACGTGGGTATCTGGTAGTTTAGAGGATACATTTTCTTATAATGATAAAACTATGTTCTATGTTAACAATGGTTCAATTTTTAGTATTGACGTTACTATTGCAGCAGTACAGAAAAATAACTTCTTACCTGGAGTGGGTAACCTGACAAAAAATAATATCGTTGCTTCAGTGGCTCCTGGCACAACTGCAATACTGGATTGCAGAGCAATATCTTATAAGGGTACTGACGGGTTAGTATCCATATCTTACAGTGACAATACTGATACTAGTGTTGTACCAATTCAAATTGACAGAGTATAGATTATGAAGGATTATATTCAGAAGCTCCTGAACACTAAATATCTTAAATGGATTTTGGCTTTGTGTATTGTTGCCTCTGGTGGCACAGTTACATTTCAAATGCTATCAACAGATGAGGTCCCAGAGCCTTTAAAAAACACTGTGACACATTCTGTGGTTGATGCTGTGTCAGAGATTGGAGTTGTTAAAGATGTACTGGATAATGTCTCAGATGTTATCGAACAAACTCCAATAATAGATAATCTCCTTAATAAAATTCATTAGTAATATTCAGTAGTCATGGAATCTCTTGATACCATTATTGCTTCATCCTCTACAGGTTGATTAGCTGGCTGGAATATACGATGTGGGTTGTTAACAGTTGTCGTTGCTACTGTAGCGGTTACCGCAGCACTGGCAAGGGTTATACCTCCGAATATGCCTAAACCCAGTGGTGGTAAACCCATCCATGCCAGAGTAGCACTTGCAACTATAGTCGCGCCAAAAGCCTCAGCTATTAAGCCAATCCCAGTCAAGGCTGCCAGAATAGTCAGGGCGCTCAGTGTTATAACAGCCATCACCAATACAACTTTCTGCCAAGTCTTGAGCACAGACCACCTGTCACTTATGGAAATATTGTCAGTTACACGAGACTCTTTATACATTATTAATGCAGATTGCGTATGCGGTCCAAAATTATCTGTGTTTATTCCCTCACGACAGAACTGATTTACCATCAATGCTCTAATCGATAGTGAATTCTCCAACTCTGTGAAAAAAGCCATATTTAATTGCTGTAATACGTCAAGTTGTATTTGTCTTGAGGATCGCATACTGGACACACTATCAATACCACTAATTGTCTGGTGCTGTGCGTGGGACCATCTATAATTTAACTCTATTGCTATGAGGGCGATGTCCTCTCCTGATAAGTCCCTGCTTAAATCATGAATTTGTGATAAAAACTTTAAATCAAAAGCATAACGAGCCTGATTGCTGGTAATATTTCTAACCTCATCAAGTAAATATTGAGTAACATGACCATGTGGCATAGGTAGCTCCTTAGTTTTTATTAATGTTTAGTGTATTAATTATACCATGACAAGTTTGCATTATTTCTGCTTCAGCTTCCAGTTGCTCTTTTAATAATAACTTATTTCTTTTGCTGGAATTTTCAGATTTAGTTAATAGTTGTAAGTTAGATAAAACATGTAAACCAGATATCTTCTTCCCCTGCAGGGGTAGCTTGTGGTCAACAGACATTCCTTCCTTGCAGGCTTTTATGTATATTACCTTGATATCTTCAGCATTAGACCAAATAGGTGTTCTTTGTAGTTTTGATGCATTATAGGCACTGGTAATGGCATTAACAATCCCCTTGTTGTTCTTTTTATATTTAGAAGCGTATTCAGCAATTAGTGCCTTTCTCTTATCAGTGGCCCTATATTTAAATCTTGCAGCTTTGCCTTTATCAGTAGCATAGTATTTAGCATCGCCTCTAATTCGTGCAACTTTACCCTTCTCACTAGCTCTATATTGGGCTTGTCTAATCTTGCCTTTATCAGAAGCAGTATATTTAGAAAATGCAGCCTTACCTTCATCACTGACATTATATTTAGCTTGTGCCTCTTTACCCTTATCGCTGGCTCTATATTTTACCATAGCTCCAGCTTGCATAACCTTTGCCTTAGCACTGGATTTATATTTAGCGATTGCAGCCTTGCCTTTATCAGTTTTGATGTGCCTGGCTTTGTATTTTAAACTGCAAATTAAACATAACTTACGCCTGGCATATTTAGCATTTTTATCTTTAACAAGTAACCCTAATACTTTTTCACCACGACATACGTTACATATTCTAGTTAACATTAGCATTTCATTTCTATTAATCTATATTGAGACATTGCATCAAGAAAGGCTTGTTGACGAGAACCTTTTGATTCAAGAACTGTTTTCACAATTGAGTCTACTGTATCAGGCACCATTAAGTGAAAAATTTCTACAGGGTGCTGCTGGCCTTGTCGGTGTATTCTGCAATTTGTTTGAGAAAATTGCTCTAGTGACCAAGGTAAAGTAAACCACACTAATTTATATCCACCATGTTGAAGGTTAAGACCATGTGCCACTGAAGCAGGTTGAATAATTAATCTCTTTATTTCACCTTTGTTCCATCTTTCAAGAGTTTCATTCTGTTCACCTTTAGAAAAGTCTACAGCATCAGGATAACTTTGCATTAGTCTCTCGCGTTCATGCGTATATGTATATGTAATTATACACGGACCAGATATCTTACCTATAGCTGATATTTTACAGTCATGTATCACCTTTACCTTCTTATCTTCTGTGTACACAGCACCCCCGACATATTGTCGCAGCTTATTGAGTAACACAGCAGCGTTAACGCCTTTTATTACAGCATCATCAAATTTTATAAAACTCTCTGTCTCCAGCTTCTTATACTCCTTCATAATATTTGGAGGAAGCACTACTTCGATGTCAGTATAGCTTATAGGAACAGGATTACTTGATTCAATCCTGAAAACATGAGGGGCAATCAGCTTATCAATCCTCTTTGCTGCGTATTGCTTTATAGTATATGTAAATCCGCTGTATGACTTATCAAAAAATCTGTCCCTGTAATGTGTAATGAACCTGCCCAATGTTTCCCCTTCATCAACAGCATAAAGTAACCCAAACAAATCCATATATGAATTAGGCGCAGGTGTACCTGTCAAACCTATTTTTCTATTGAATAAAGGTAATATCTTCTTAATTTTTCTAAACCTCATGGTAGACGTATCCTTGAGCTTACTGACCTCATCAAACACTACCATGTCAAAGGGACAAGGATTGTCTGTTAAGTACTCAACAAGCCATGAAATACCTTCATAGTTCATCAGGTAAATGTCATAGTCATACTCAATACTATTCTTATTTTTACCATGTAGAAAGGTGTGAGTGAAACGTTTAGAAAAATCCCATTTTGCAATCTCAATCGGCCAGGTAAGCTGACAAACTCGTAAGGGAGCAAGAATAAGAACGCCCTTGATTCGCGATTCGCGATTCGCGAACAGCCTATGAAGGAGAGACAATATTATCGCAGTCTTACCCGTCCCCATGTCTGCAAAAATAAGAGCGTTTTTATTATCATATAAAAATTGGGCAGCTTCTTTTTGATATAAATGTGGCTTATATTCCATTATGCGTTGACCTTAGTTAACTCTGTCATACTCTCACAATACATCGTAGTTATCCCCTTATCATCAAGCGTATATTCGGGTGATATGCCACAAAGATATATATCAAGCGCCAGTTGGGCATGTCCATTTCGGTTAAAACAATAAACATCTTGTCCTGATTCCCTCAGTTTTGTATGCGTAAGTATTTGTAAAGGGGATGGATAGCTGTTTGGCCTTTTAAATTCAATGAAGAACATGAAGCCTTTTCCAATTATCAGTCTATCTGGGTAACCATTATCACCTGCTATATTCATTTTTAAACACAGCACGTCCTTTTCCATACAATAATTCTTAAAATTCTGCTCAATTTTATTTTCTAACATGTTTTATTTCTGCTGCATTAATTTAAAAACATCATCAAACTTTTTGCGGCTATACTTGGTTTTTTCCTTAAAAGCATTTTGGCTATCTTGTGCTTTTTTGAATTTACATTCTTTACATGCAGCATTTACGCCATATTTACCTTTTTTGCATATGTGAAAACAATCAAGTGTTTTAACGATCCAACACTGACTGCACTGTTTAACTTTCATCAGCTTTCTCTTTAACTACAGCCCGATATGCCTCTCTTCTTTTATCTCGATACATCTCTCTTTTTTTTGTTAAGGCTTCTTTATTTTCAGCCTGATATTCTTTTTGATATTTTGCTATCTTCTCTTTATTTTCAACTCGATATTCTTTTCTCCTTTTCGCCAGCTTCTCTTTATTTTTAGTCTGGTATTCTTTTTTGGTTATTGCTATCTTATCTTTGTTTTTAATTTCGTAGGCTTTTCTGGTTTTTGTCACCATCTCTTTGTGTTCAACAGTATAATTTTTATTGGCTATTCTATATAAACGACCTGTTTCAAGAATACACGCCTTACATCTGGTTAAGTTACCTTTAACATAAAAACAATCCAGCGTCTTGTGTTCTTTACATTTTCTGCATAACCTGGTATTCATTATTTAATTTCCTTTTTAATATTCGAGCTTATACTTTGAGCCATTAACAGAAAGCTCTTATTGAATGTATCCATATTGAAATGCGCAACTTTGTCTTTATTTCTAATATAATATTTAGATGATTTTCTGGCCATACATTTTTTGCATATGCACCTGTAGCCATCAAGACTATCAGGGCGTTTACTAAAACATCCAAGCATCTGTGTTTCATGACATTGATTACAAGTCTTATTCATATTCATATTCTATTTACCATAGTTGTTTAAAAATTTACCTGTGGCTGCTATTGGCAAACCAAAAGCCCATTGTGGAACGTGTGTAAATAATTTCAATATCTCTGATAATTTATCCTCCCCTTCAGTGACAATTTCATCATGGACATGCAGTACAATATTATATCCTGCGCTATCGATTCTAAGCATTGCATCTCTAAGCAAGTCTCTTGCAATCGCTTGACATATATTCTCGACTAATTTCCCACCATAGGTAGTCAGCCTGCCCCATTGCTTAGTCTGGTTTGCTTGTCCGTAACAGGTGAGCTTATCGGCCATTATTCCCCAAGGCGTCTCAGCTTTCACTATTTTGGGGTCTGGATAATTGATAGTTCTTCCACCAGGTAAACGTATAAAGAAATATTTTTTATACATGCCAAATTCCAAGTTACCTGACTTCCTGTTTATTCTATTGCTTACAACTTGAAGTGCTGTTCTCTCTACCTCAGCCCATAACTGTACAATTTTATCATTAGCCGCACGCCATTGGAGCTTAATCTGTTCAGCAAATTCTTCCTCTATCTCAACGTTATATGCCTTAGCCATCCTCGCAAAAGCTTTAGCACCCCCATTATAGCCTAATGCCAGTGTGGCTATTTTTCCCAGAAAACGCTGATTGTCATTTATATTCTCAACTGGTACCTTAAATATCTTTGATGCCGTATGCTTATACAGGTCAACACCAGCACGATATATGTCTAATACATCCTTTTGTCCTGCCAGCCATGCAAGCACACGAGCCTCAATGGAACTAAAGTCGACTACGTTAAAACCAATATCAGAATATATGACGTGCCTCAACAGGCTTGAGAGCGCCTCCAGTGGCTTTTCATATAAAGACCCCAAGGCAGGCAACCCATTATAAACTGCAGCTTCTATGACTGCTGGGTTGGCTATGACAGGACGTGCCAGGTTCTGAAACTGGATAATGCTGCTGCTCCAACGACCAGTACTTGCTGCCTGGTATTTAAAGCAGCCATATATTCTGCCATCTACAGCAGCATTTTTCATTACTTTAAACTTCTTCACGCTGGCTTTGCTGACGGCCAGTCGTATGTCAACAGCGGTCTGGGCGATATCAGGTAAATCAACCAGGGCTGTCAGTGTGGCTTTCTGTGTGTCATCTACAGCTACACCATGTGAATGCAGGAATTCCATAAGCTTTTTGTTTTGAGTTGGATTAAAGCCATAGAGCTTTCTGAATTTATCAGTTTCCTGCTCAACATAGACTTTTACTATTTCTGCACAGGCGTTAACTAATTTCACATCAACAGGTACGCCAGCCTCGTTAATTTTGTTATCAAGTTCCCATGTTGCCTGCTCAAGTGGTAATAATTCTTTCAAGGGCATAGCATCATAGGCTTGTCGCATGGCTTGAACATCACGCTCACAATATTTAACAAAATCTGCTGCCTCTGCAGGTCTTTCATGCATATGTATTCTGCGTCCATCTTTCTGAGGAACGCAGAATAGTTGTATCATCTTTTTACCATATGCATATTTTTGACAAGGTATCTCTAAGTATTTTGACAGCGCTGACAAACCAAAAGGTATATTTAAAGTATTAGCAATAGCTAAGGTACATATAAATCTATTTATTGGTAGCGCAGGCCAGTCTGGTAAATATTTTGTATGTTTGAAAATTGAATATTCAAACTGAGCTTTGTGTGAAATTATTTTTATATCTTCATTATTTAATGAATACAATAATTCTTTAGGGGCAGTGTGTGTTCTTGGATTGTAAGACTTTACTGGTTCATTAGATAACGCCCACGCAACCAATAAAATTTCTGTTGATTTATGCTTAGCGTATTTAACGTGACCAAATCTTATTAAGTCCTCTTTTGAATATGTCTCTATATCAATAAAAAGGTTCATTTTGTGTTCCGTTTCAGCTCATAAAGTTAACCTGAATGTGAGAATTGGTCTTCATAATCTTCATAATGTTCATTTTTAGTTTCATAAGGTTCAGAGTGGTTGTCTTGGGTTTCAGGACCATAGTTGTCAAAATCAGACGCACTTGCAGTATTACCTAATGGTGTACCCTTAGCAAAAAACTGAATACCCATTAGATTAGCTGAGATACCTTTTGTCCCTTTATGGGTCCATGCAAATAAACCGATTCGAACGTTGACAAAACACCCTCGATAAATTTTTCCATCTTCTGCTTCAATAATCTCACCTTGTCTATTGAATAAGTTAGGTTTGTCTTGGTTGGCTGCATTAAATAATATGCTTCCTTCT